ATTCATAAAGATTTTTCCCAACACTATTTTTTAAGTCGTCTCTTTTTGCTAAATTTCCAAGCAATGCTTGGTATTTTTTGGCAGTATCATTTGTAATTTCTTCTCTTAAATCAAAAGGCTTTTTGGCGTTTATATATACCTCCATAATTCCGCTATTTGGTTCTTTTAGTCCATATCGCCCTTTTGAATATGGCTCGCTTATCTCTTTGTCAGTTGCGAAGAAAAACCCCCACTTACTTTTATCAAACTTTTGGTCAAACTCGCTTATATTTGATTTTTTAGTCCCATGATAAAAAATTTTTGGCGTTCCATCTGTATTTTTAGTTAGTGGAGAGCTCTCTTTGTGCCAATCCTTTAAGTTTTTATTGTAAAGTTCATCTTTTATTTTTACTACATTTATATCCTTTAACTCAGGGTATGCCCTAAATAGCTCTTTATGCTCTAGCAGGTCGCCTAACTTATCTGCGTTTTGATTTTTGATTTTAGCTGGGTTATCGTCTATCTCAAACTTCCACGCTCCGTCCTTGTCTTTATACCACCCAGTGCTTTGCCAAATTTTAACTTCATCTTCGCCTTTTTCTAACATAGATTTGGCTTTTGAGAGTTTATTAGCACTAGCGTTAAGTGCTTTTTCTCCTGCAAAAGAATTTATACTATTGCTCTTCGCTGATCCATAAATTTTAGTTAATAATTTTGGATTATCTTTTGCCATTTGTGGCATCTTTTTGCCAAGTCCCAGAATAGAATTGTAAAGCTCTGGGCTTATGCGTTTAACTGCTGAAGCACTAAATTTTGATCCAAACAACGCATATATAAAACCTTTTGCAAACTCTTCAGGGCTTACGTTGCCATTTTCATCAGCGCCATTTGCTGTGCCGCCAAGTAAGCCACTTGCTATATGTGGTCTTGCATTTATTGTTTTAGTGTTTTTGTCTTTTTGGTTTTTAAAAGCTTTATCTAATTCTTGTGTTTGTTTTGGTATAATCTCTTTTGGTAGCCCAAGCTCGCTATTTGATTTGCTGCCTGGCTGGATGAAAGTTTGGATAATGCCAGCATCTTTAGAATTCTCATCTAAAAGTGCTTTTGCACCATCCGCCGTTGGCTCTGTGGCTTCGCCAAGAGTGAGCTGTGTGGGAGTAGGCGACCCCACTAGATGAGATTTTTCATTTCTTCTTAAAAGCCTCTTGTTTTCCTTGTCTGCCTTACTTGAATAAGTTGCATGGTTTAGCTTTAAATACTCGCTATCATACTCTTTTTGTATGCCTATTTTTCCAAGCTTGCCATTATCTAAAATTTTGCCTATCAAAGCCGTATTTGGCTCATTATTGTTATAAAAAAACGTCGGATTTTCTTTGACTGCTTTTATTAGCCTAAAAACATCACTTGGCTTAGCAAAAAGTTCCTTGTGCTTTTCATAAAGATTGGTTAAATCCGCTTTAATTTGTTTATTTGCGTTTATCCCTCCAAGCTCTCTCACCCAGTCATCCACGCTAATTTTTACATTTAAATCACTCTTTGGCGCTGGGCTTTGCTTTGTGATGAAACTATCGCCTTTTATTTCTCCAGTTTGAGCCTCCTCTCTTAACGCCTTTACCTCGTTTTTAAAAGCTTCTAGTAGTTTTTGTGAGTTTTGTGGGGCGTCTTTTACCTCTACTTTTTCAAGGTTGTTAATCACACTTTTTAAATCGCCTGCATTATTTATTGCATTTCTTATATGATTTTTTAAAGCTACGTCATTTCCAAGAACTGGGAGCAGTGATTTTAGCCTTTCAATGGCTAAATTTCTCTTCATTGTCATAAGTGCTCCAGTTACTGAATGCCCTATGCCTTGTTGTAGCTCTTTGGCTTTTGGATTTATGGCTGTTAGTTTTTCAAGCAGTGCTGAAGTATTATTTAGTATAGGGGCTTTTTTATTTAGCTCGCTCATGATCTCTACCGCTCTTTTACTCTCAAACGGAGCATCTTTTAAAGCAGCGCTTACTTTAGAAAAATCAGTTATGCCGTCTTTACTAAATTTCTCTATAACGCCACGTATTAAGTTGGTTTCTAACGCTTCTTGCTCGCTACTGCTTAGCCTAGATGTAAGCGCTTTAAAATCAAGCCCATTTTCAGCGCTAAGTGCTTTTAAAAGTGAGTTTGTTATATCGCCACTACTCTTTAGCTCACCCATTACATCATGGTAAATTTTAGAGTTTTGAAGCTCTTTAAAAAGAGCATATTCGCTCCTTGCTTGCTTTAGCACATCTTTTGTTTTTTGGCTAAGAGCTGGATTATTAAAGGCTTGCTCGGCGACATTGTCTATTGCATTATCTACTGCTTCTATCATCTTGCCAAGTGTTTTTTTAGTGCCTGCTGTGATAGCATCAGGAGCAGTTAGTCTTGCCATATCAGCACTTAGCACGTTTCTTACTTCGTTAAGCCCTTTAAAGCCTTTGGTATTTCCTAATAGCTCCAAGGTACTATCTCTATACCCTGCTGGCAGTCTTAGCGCCTGAGTGCCAAGTTCATGCTTTGCTTGTAGTAAATTTGCGCTTGCTTCTTTGCCTGCAAAGGCATCGTCAAGAGCGTTTATCACCTCGCCAAAGTTATCTTTTGTGCGTTTCTCATATCCGCTTAAAATGTCAGCGGTCTTTTTCTTATCTACCATATTTAAAAGGGTATTTTTGGCATCTGCATTTAAGTCGCTTGACATTTTATAGATTTTTGAAAAGCTCTTTGGATCTCTCGCAACTGCATCGGCGATTATATCTGCCCCCTTAGCGTCGTTGCCAAGAGCAGTTAAAAATAGATCCATTTCTCGCTCTCTTGTCCCCTCGCCCTTTATTATATCTCTTGTTGTTTTTTGGGCTGGAGTAATTACATTCTCATTTAGATAGTTTATACCCTTTTGTATCTTCTCATTGCCAACGTTTGGTAAAGTGTAAGTCTTATCATCATTTAGTAGAGCTTTATACATATCTTCATCAAGAGCTTCTTTAGATAAATTTTGAGCTGCTGCTGCGTTTGCTTCTCCGCCTAGCTTATCCGCCATTGCTTTTTGTGCTCCGCCAATATTGTCATTTATCACGTATCTTGCAACTGGTTTTACTATTGAATAATCACTAGCCTTGCTAACTCCTTTTTTAAGTGCTTCTTTTACTGCTGGAGATGTCATTGTTGCAAGCGGACCTGAGATCAAAGAGTCATCGCTTGCTCCACGCAAAGCGTGTTTTAAATAATCATCACCATTTATCGTCTCATCGCCAAGTATTCTTTTATCGGCCATTAAGTCCATAGCCGCTCCAGCTCCACTCGCTCCAGCTGTTGCTAATGCTGTGCTTATAGCTTTTTGTGCTGTGCTTAGTTTTTTGGTTGGCAAAAGGGCTGAAGCTACGCTTATCGCACCCATAGGCACGCCCATTTCATTTAGATATGTTGAAAGACTATCGCCTATACCTGGCTCATCTACTGGGATAAAATTATCTCCTTTTTGTAAATAATATTTGCCATTAGCCTCTCTTACATCATCATAATTATTCTTTTTAGCCCAGTTGTAGAGCAAATTTTCGGTTCTTTCTTTTACTGCTTGATCTTTACTTTCGTCGCCTACAAGCTGTGAGATGATGTTTCTATCATCGCCTGCATGTTTTGCTCTTGCTAGTGCTTCAGTAGCCTTTTTTGCCTCTAATTCTTTGCCAGTAGCTCCGTCATAGTGAGAATACTCAAGCATTCCCCCTAACTCTTTACCTACCCCTTTTATGACATTTATTGGAGAGATTTGATCCGCAAATTCACCAACTTTGTCATACCACGTCTTTTCCTTTGGCGTAGCATCTACCGCCTTGCTCATATCAGGAGCAGACGGCGCATAAGTTGGTGCGCTATTTGTTGCTGGTTGTGCGCCCAATAAATTATCAGGTATCTCAACCTCTTTCATGCCACTAGGTATTTTTACCCAGTTGCCGCCTATTTGCATTTCGGTTTTGTTTTCAGGTATTTTTATCCAAGCCATTTTTATTTTCCTATCTAAAATTTATGCCAAGTGTTTTTGCGTCTATGTAATTTCTTTGTGAGTTGTTTTGGTTTGCCCCAAGACTTCGTCCTTCTTGAGGTGAGTTTTTTTGTTTTTTAGGCTCACCTCTTGGGTTGTAGTAAAGCTCGTTAATCTGTGACTGTATTTCTGGGAGCATTCCTTCAAACTCTCTCATATTAACGCCCCCATTTTGCATTTGTTCAACTGTATTTTTATAGTATGACCCCAACGCGTCAAGAGTGGCGTCATAATTTGAAACAAAAGCCTTATCGCTTGTTTCATCCCCAGTTGGGAAACTATTTATGAGTTGCTGATATTGCAAATTTGACATCTTGCCGTCACCAAACACGCCTTTTGCAAAAAGCATTGCGTTGTTTAGAGCAGATCTAAAATCGTTCATTTGCTTGCCGTCAAAGCCCAAATATTTTGCCCCGCTATGCAACGCAGTATCAAGCCACCCAGTGTTTGTAGAGCTATATTTTTCTTTCGCCCTTTTTAGGCTATCAAGCAGTGTTTTTAGGTCGCTTAAATTTTGCACTGATTTTTGTGCTAGTTGTTTTCTATCCACAAGAGACCCACTTGCTCCATTTAAAGCTTTATTTGTCTCTACGTTTATAACCGCTTTTTTGTAAGCTTGCACTTCTTGCGGAGACATATTTTCTGCCCAATCAGGCAACTTTGCCCCTAGCTTCTCAAAAGCCAAATTGGTTTCTAAACTATCACTATTTAGCCCACTATTATATTTTTGCACGTCAAAATTAAGTCTATTTGCGTTTGTGTTTGCATTTTGCATAGCAATATTCGCCATTAATTGATTGTGGTAGGCATCGTTTTGATACTTGTTTGCTTTTAGCCCTAACTCTTGCCCTTTTAACCCAAGCTCGTCACGCTTGAAACCTTGATTTATGGTGTTATTGTTTGCTGTTTCAGTTTCGGTTGATATATTATGGCGTATGTTTTCGTTTAGCCTATCTATATTATTTTGTTCGGTTGCTAAATTTGATCTATTCTCTTCCGCTAGCCTTTGTTTTGTGAAGTTGTTTCTTACGCTGTCTTGGTAAATGTCCCATAAAGCTCTACCAGTTGCGCCAACTGCGTCTATTGTGTTGGTGTTATAGTTAAAATCTACCTTGTTAGGGTTAAAATATGGCATTTTTGCTCCTTTTTGTGAGGCTTAAATTAATAAGCCTCTTCCTCTTGTTGTTTATGAAAGTTTGATGCGTTCCAAGCATTGACTAAATTTTGATTTGCTTGATTTTCTCTTTGTAGCTGTCTTTGTGAAAGCATCTTATTGAAATCATAAGCATCTTTATTTAGCTTAAACGCTTGTTTTGCTGCTTTGTTTTGGTTGTAAGCGCTCCATAGTGCGCCACCAGTTCCTAATGCTGTTAACCAATTAGGCACGCCTCCAGCGTCACCGCCACCAAGCCAGCTTAAAAAGCCACCGCCATTTTTGCCAGCCCCTTGTGTTATATTGCTTCCGCCCCAATCCCAACTCATTTTTTCCTCCTTATAGTCCTGCTAATTTCAAAAGCTCTGCGCCATATTCTACGTCGCTCACGTTCTCGCCTTTTTTAGCTCTATCAAACGCCGATAGCTCACTGCTTGCATTTGAGCCACTTAAAATTTCGTCTGGCTTTTCCTTGCTTTTTGCCACGTTTATCATTCCCATTGCTACTGCTTTCCACCCAACATAATTTTCACCAAGTAGATCACTCATGCCGTGAGCTTTTGCAAACTGGGCTAGATCATCAGGGCGTATTGTTGGGTAGTCTTTTTTAAACTCTGCTAGATTTTTGTCAAAAACTGCTTGGCGTCTAGCTTCCTCTGCTTGCGCTGCTTGAGCTTGCGAGATTTGATCCATTTGAGCTTTTAAGGCGTCAAGATTTCCAAGACCTAAGCTATCAAGTAGTGCTTGCTTTTCAGGGTCAAGTTGTGTTTTTGTCTCCTGCACTGATTGCTCTTTTGCTGCTAACGCTTCAGCCATTGCTTGCTTGATAGCCTCGATATTAAGCTCCTCTTTTTTTGGCTCTTCTGCTACTACTGGTTGCTCTGCTGGCTGTTCTTGTGGTTCTTGTGCCACTTCGTTTGTTTCAGGCTCTGCCTGCTCGTTCCCATTTACTATGGCTGTTAGCTCGTTTAGTGCTTCTTGCTCTGTCATTTATTACTCCTCTTTGTAATTTTCAAAAAAACTTAAAAGGCTTTCGAGTGTTTTAATGTTCTCGATCGCCCTTAACCTCATTTCATCGCTGTTCTTTTCATTTTGGCTAGCGGTCACACTTGCCGCATAAAGCCCTAATAGATATTCTGAAAAACCCCTAAACGCTTGGCATTGCGTCAGCTGGTAAAGCTCCTGCTTCTGCGTCAAGGCTTGCCACGCTTGGCAAAATAGCCTGTGGCTTAAGTTGTTTAGCAAGCTCACTCTCCTTTCCGATAAAATTCTCTGGGTCTTTTATTCCATATAGTGGTAGAAGCTCTAATAAGATTTTCTCGTTTGCTTCTTTCATTCTATTTGCACCCTCGCCGTCTTGGAGCTGTAAGCACATGCCAAATTGAGCTGCTATTACTTGGCTAGCATCCATTAGACTTTTCTTTTGCACCTCTTTGTTTAGTGCGCCTATGCCAGTGTTTAGATTGATGTTAAAGCTCGGTATTTCACCACGATTAAACCCTGCAAAAAATAGCGGATCACCATATTTCCAAACTAAGAATGCAAGGCGTTCAAATATAGGTTCAAAAAAGGTCTCATTGTAGGTTCTTATATACCCTTGAAGCCTTACGCTCCCCTCATTTGCCATAATTGACGCCATTGTCGCTGTTTCTTGCCTAGTTGTTGGTGCTCCGTTTTGTTGAGGGCTTACTCCGCTTACTTCGCTCATCTCTTGTTCGATCACTTGAAGTGTAGCCATTGAAGCGTTGATGTCGCCAGGCGGCACGATCTTGATGTCTGCTGGGCTATCGGTAAAAATCGCACCACTTGGGCGCTCTAAATCAGCTCTTGATATACTTGCACTTCGGTTAAAAATGATCTTTGGCGTTGCTTGGTTTCTTGTTACATCTGTAATTGAGTTTCTGATCGCATTTAGTTCATCTTGCAAAGGTAAAAGTGAAGCAAGAGCTGGCTCACCATAAGCACAGACAAACGTTTGATCAGTATTGCGTTTTGTTTGTGGCAGCATATAGCCAAAAATAAATGGCTGTCCGTCTTTTAGTTCTACTTTATCTCTTAGTAGTTCGCTATTGTAAAGCGTGCTAACGCTCCATTTCTCATCGTTTAGTTCGTATATCTCATTTAGACAAATTCTCTCATAAGGTCTATTCTCACTTAGATCAATTTGCTTAAATGTTTTATTTTTGATTAGCTTTTTGATGTCGTTTGTTGTAAGGTAAATTCTGTGCACGATATAGCGGATGTCGTCTGTATTTTTGGCATCAGGATCAAAATAGATGTCGTTTATATCCACTTCCTCTATCTTTGCTTCATCTTTTCCCCAAAACACTTTTACCACCGAGCTTGCCGAGAAAGCAGCTTTTAAAAAGATGGGCGAAAAAATCTTATACAAATTTATCTTGTCGCAATAGAAATTTAGTGCCTCTTGCCACTTATCGATCACATCATGCGTTGAGTTTATGTATGGCTCTAGCTTTGCAAATGTGTCATTGTTGAAGTATGTTTCGGTTAGGCCGTCATATATTCTTTTTGCTTTTGAATTTAGCTTTGGTATGTAGTTTTTACTCTTATTCCGCTCTTTAAGGCTGTTGTATTGCTCGCTTTCAAGCACCAATAAATACGCATCATTTAGCTTGTCAAAAAATGGTTTATACTCCGCATAGCCATTGTATGCTGTTTGCACTAGCTCCTCGAGGTAGCTTATTCTCTCATCGTTCGTCATTTTCGTGTCCTAATCTATAAATTGTTCTTGTGCTGACATTTGCTAGCTCGCTCACTCTTTTTTTGCTAAGCCCTTTTTGTTTTAGAGCCGTTGCAAGTTTTACCCTTGCTTGCTTTGTAGGGATAAATTTTGCCCCTTTTAGCCACTCGCAAATCATCACACAAAAACAAAGACGCAAAGCCTCATCATCAAGCGTTGCCACTTTTCTAATTAGCTCTACATCAATACGCTCAAAAATATACTCGATTTGTTTTGCCAAATCTACCCAATTTTGGCACTCTTTCACCAAACGCCTCCGTCATCGTAGTTGATTGTGTTTATTTTTGCTGGCAATGGGTCAAAAAACGTAAGAGCAAGGGCATCCGCCAAGTCAGGGCTAAAGCCAAACTCTTTTTTGATATTTTCTTTTGGCAATAGTAAATAACGCTCTTTTTTGTCGTAATAGAAGCTAATAGTGCTAAGCTGTTTTTTGAGTTTGTCGTTTGGCACGATACTAAGTAGCCTAAATTTCTCTTTGAGTGTGAAATAAGCCTCTGCTCTCTTGTTGGCATAAAGCTTCTCGTTTGTAGCTTTGTATGAAAATTTTGCCTCTCTGACTATACCACGCAAGCCAAAATCCACTAGAGTATCAAACACACCAGCACCAACGCCAACGCTATCAATAAAAATAGCGTCTGGCTTATCCTCGCTTCTCTCATATATGCCAAAAATCTCCCTCGCTAAAGCTGTTACACTATCAAGCCGAAAAGTATAAAAGTTTGTGACGCCGTAACCTTGCCTAATACAAAGCACGCTTTCGTCGTCTCCCTCACGTGCCACGTCTAGCCCCCAAACAATGCTAGCTTTTTCGTTTGACATCTGCGTACTAAATGCGTTTTCAATTAGCGCAAGGTTAAATAACACGTTTGAGGTAGTGTCTAAAAACTCACCGTATATCTCTTGGCGCACTACGTCGCTATCTATACCGCCAAGCTCTGCCACCATTTCGTCTATTTGCTCTTTTTTAAGCAGTGGGTTATTAAAACTTGATATTTGAAAATTTACCCAGTCTTTCTCGCCACTCATTCCACGTTTGGCAAGGTCATAAAAGCGGTTTTTGCCTTTTGGCACACCGCCTATAAACGCTCTTGATTTTGGGTTATCTAGCAGCATTGCCCTTATGGCGTTATCCCAAAGGTATGCATCTTTTAAGATAATGCCAGCTTCGTTTAGAATTACTATATCGTAGCCAAAACCCTCGATATTTTCTGGGCGTTCCGCACTTCTCATATCAAGGTAGCCCTCGCCAATACTTAGCTTTTTATCTTGTGCGTGAAATTTATATAGCTCTTTTGGTAGAGCTTTTAATTCAGGCAAAAAATAGCGTTCATAATATCTTTGTAGGTTTGATGTGATAGTATCTACCCAAAGCACTTTTTTACCTTCTAGTAGCCACTCGATCGTGGCATTTGCTACCCCCTTGGTAAATCCTACACGGCGCCCTTTCTCTATTGTTGTAAAGCGTGCGGTATTTTCAAAAAAGACTTCTTTTTGCCACGGCGTATAGGTTAGGCAAAGCGCAGTTTCACTCATCGCCTTTTAGTTCCTTTCGCTCAATGATTATCTTTTGCTCGCTTTGCACGTTTGCATTATTAATCACAGTCTCAGCCTCACGCCCTAGCACAGTCTCTTTGTTTCTAGCCGTGATCCTGCTATGGGCTTCAACGTCTGCTATCCTATCGCTCATCTCTAGCATCTCATCCGCTTTCTTTTGATTTCTGAGCGCTGCGTTTTGAAAATAGAGCAAATGTTTTGTCTTTTCATCTACTATTTCGTGAAACGCTTTCACTTTTGTTTCATTTTCGTTGGCTAAAGCCGTATTTATCGCCACTTGTTGTTTCACTAATTCAGCATCTGCCTGACTTATGCCGTTGCAAATTTTAAAAACTGCACCTATACTTACGTCATATTTGAAGGCTAAACTTTTCTTGCTAGCCCCTAATTGATACTCGGCTATGATCGCTTCTTTTGTCTTGTCGCTTATCTTCGCCATTAATAAATCCTAAACTCGCCCTCTATCACTCCAAGGGCTATTTTTCTCTCAAGTAATTTTCGCTTTATCTTGAAAACTTCCGTCTGCATTCCCTTTACGTCCTCTATTATCCTCTTGCCATTTTTTAGGCGGTATGTAAAATCTGCTATGTATCTGATCTCACGCACGGTTCTAAAACCTTGTCTTGTTGTTTCATCTGATATTGTGTAGCTAGGCATTAACACAAAGGGCACTTGTCTATTTAGCTCACTTATCTCGCCAGCTCTTTGCATAATTTCAAGCTCTTGGTTTCTGCGCCACTCTTTGGCACTATCGAAGCCTTTGGTTTTGCGGTTGTGGTATTTATTCCTAACATTCACCGAAACGTTGCCAATTCTCATCAGCTACCTCCTCGTATTTTTCTATGCTTTCATGTTTGTGTGCGTGACACCATTGATGACACTCTCTACAAACGGCTATTTGCTTACTGTCGTCCTTATCTGCTCCAAATCTGCCATAGCGTACATGGTGGCACTCTATGCTTTGTTGTTTTTCGCATATTTGGCAAAGTGGGTATGCTTCAAGTAGTCTTAGTTGGTAGGCTCTATTTTCGCTTTTAGTTAATCTCAAAATAGCCCCCTTGGTGTGTGGTCTACCCGCCTTAGCGCTTCCTCATAGTATTTTTTTTCTATCTCTACCCCTATACACTCACGCCCTAATTCTTTAGCTACCATTGCTGTTGTCCCACTCCCTAAAAAAGGATCAAATACAACGTCGCCCTTATTTGAGCCAATCATCATTATTTTTTTTATTAGATTGACTGGTTTTGGTGTTGGGTGTGAAGTAGTTTTATCTTTCACTACGCCACCTTGATAAAATTTTGATTTTAGCCTGCTATCGCCTTGAAAAGTCGCCCCTTTTTCTTTCATAGCAACTATAAACTCGAGGTCGCTTTTAAATGTTCCACTTGCAAAAGGTATGGCGTCTGGTTTATGCCAAATAAGCAATGTTGTCATAAAGCCGTTTTTCTCTCCCCAACTCATAAGCTTTGATATTTGGCCATTACTACAAAAAATATAGGCATTAAAAGGCTTGCAAACTCTTTTTAGTTCATCTAATAGTGAAAAATCAAAGCCATTACAAATTTTCGTATAAGCTTCACTAGAAAATTTTATGGCGTGGCTTAAACACCCTTTGTTGCCACCAGTGACTAGCTCATAAGGTGGGTCTGTTATTATTAAATTCACACTAGCGTCTGGCATTGTCTTAATAAACTCATAACTATCTGCATTATAAAGCAAGGTTAGCCTCCTTTTCGTCCTTGTGCTTCTCGTTCCACTTTCTCATTACTTCAAGCACACCGCTTGCGTCCTTACGGCTTATCTCAAAGCTATCAAGTATCTTTTTGTTTTCATCCGCTACCTTTGCGATTATGCTAGCTCCGCTTTCGGCTATCGTGATATAAACGGCTTTCATCTCACGCTCTTTTTGCAAAATTTAACGCAAGAGCAGATAGCCCAATTCTTAGCCTTGCTCTTGCTTCATCGCTCATTTTTAGCGGTGCGTCTGGATCAGCTGGGAGTAAATTTGCATTATTTGCCGCTTCTATTTTCTCTTGCTCTTTTTCTTTCTCTTTCACTTCTCTTTCACTCACGTATTTGATTACGCCGATACGCTTTTGATTTTTAAAGAGCCACGCATAAACCTCTGCCTCGTCATCACTGCTTAGCTGCACTGGCTTACCTGCTTGGTTTATGTGGTAGTGGTTGATTAGGTTGCCGTATTCATCTACGCCGATGATCACAAAATCTTTATAGGTTGCTCCATAGCAAAGCCTCTCATTGCGAAAAAAGGTTTTTACAAACTCTACCAACTGCTCGATATTTTTAAAGCTAAATTTGCCATCTCTGATCGCCTCTAGCGCCCTTTGTTTTCTAAAAGCTGCTACGGCATTTTTTGTGATTAGCTCGCTCGACTGCTTCGGTTGGATAAAATTTGTCCTATACGCAAAAAATGGGATAATATCCTCATCTTTTAGTGGCTTAAGTAGCTCTGCTGTGATTAGTGCTTGTGTTTCATTTACCCCAAGCGCTTCTTTGATCGTTTGTATGCGGTTCATTAAAACGGCTCCTTATTCTCGATATACGCTACGTTTTGGGTAGCTATTTGGTTCGTTTCTTTTGTGCTTTCGATGTAGTAGCTCACGTCACCACCAAAGCGTCTTACGTCCTCTACGCTTAGGCTTGGGCTATTATTTTTACACTTGCTCCCTCGCTCTCTTTCTGTGCGTTCCCAATTTCTCATAGCGGCTTGCCAGTCTTTCATCGGATTTTTGCCAATTACCCAGCCTTTGCTTTCGTAGAAGTCATAAAAGGCTTCACAATCAACTAGGACTAAATTTGCTTTTTGCTTGTAGGCAATTAGTTCATCTAGCGTTGGTTTTTGAAATCGTTTAGCTGGTTTTTTCTCATCCTCGCACGCACGCGCACACGTAGAAGCGTTAGCTTCTTCTGCCTCTATCTCTAACTCTTTCTCTTTCTCTTTCTCTAGCACCGTTACATTGTTACATGTAACATCGTGTAACGTTACATCTGTGACATTATCGTTACTTAGCTTCTCTTGTTTTGCCTCTATTTGTTCTTGTTTTTGGCGCTCTCTAAAGCGTTTAACACGATCTTTACTATCATCTGCTTTGCCAGTTAGTTCTAGTGTTTGAGTTAGAGTAAAATTATTGTCCTTTTGTACCATTAAGCCTTGACTTAATAAATAACTAAGGGTAACTTGAATATTTGTTTCGTCCTCGTCCGTGATTAAGCTTAGCTCTCCTGCAAACGTTGGCTCGATACCCTCATAAACTAAAACGCCGTCCGTTTCTAAGCTTAAAAGTAGTAGTTGCAAGTATATGCAAGTGTAGGTGTCGCCACCTGCTATGCGTCTTAATTTTTTTACTCTTGGGTCTTTGAAAAAATCTTTTTTTAGCTTTAGCCAATAATATGTTTTACCCATTTTTTAATCCTCAAAAAGTTTTAAAATTTTAATTTTTCTGTAAAGGTCGTACAAGTTTGTTCTTTCAGGGGTAACCGAAATATAGTTAAGCTCCGATAATCGTTTTAAATATTTTGAAATAACGCTCTCTTTTTCTTGCATTGCGCTAGCGAGCATCCCTATGGTTTTGTTAATTTCCCCCTCATTATCTGCAATAGAAAAAATATAAAGGAGCAGCTTAAACTCCCCACCTTTAAAATTGTTATCTAAAACCCATTTAGCAGGGATAGCAAAAAACATATCTTTTATTTTTGTATCGCTCATCTAAACCCCCTCCAAATTTCAAAAAATGCGTCAAGTATTATGATCGCACAAAGAGCCATCATAAAATACAAGGGATTATTCATTACGCTATCCTTTCAGTGGGTTTTAATATCGATGTGCTGCACCCACTTATTGCGTCTTTTTTTGATCCAACCTCTACTAGGTAGCCTCGCTCTACTAATTCATTGACACGTCCGCAAACGCTATTTATCGCTACGTTGTACCAGCGTGCTATTTCTTGCCTTGTTGCACCCTCTTTGTGCTGGCAAAACATTTCATATACGGCTCTACGTTTGCCGTTTAGCTCAGGCTTTAGTTTGTTATATGCCTTTAGGCTGTTATTCGCTACCATTTTTATTTTTCTCCTGCTTTTCTGCCTCTAAAATGTATGCATTTAGCTTGTCACCCCAAGCATAAAAGGGATGTCCCAACTCTTGCAAAGCTGCGTATCTTACATCTCCATTAGGTTTTTTGTTGTTTGATCCACACGCATATGTATTGCAAGTCCCAGCCGACTTGTAAAATTTACCAAGCCATTTTCTAATCTTTTTTCTATATTCTGTCTGTTTCATAACCTTATATTACTATCTGTTATATAAAATATAACTTAAGGTTATTTGATTTTTAATGATTTTAGTTATAAAATATTACGCAAAGTTATATCTTTCGAAGGGGTAGAAAATGAAAGAATTTAAAGATAAATTGTCAGATTTACTAAAAGAAAAAGGTATAAACACTATACAATTTGCCGATATTTTAGGCATTTCACAGCCTTTAGTTAGCCAGTGGTTAGCTGGGGAAAAGAGGACAAAAAAACATTTATTGCCACTGGCTAAATTTTCAGGCTATCCGATCGCTTATTGGTTAGACGATACCATAGAAAAACCGACAGAAGCCCATAAATATACAGATAATATCTCTTCTAACAGTACCAAAACTGTATATATCCCTTTTTATAAAGACGGGGTAGTTTCTGCAGGTCGTGGCGCCGAAAACGACGATTTTGGCGAACCTGAATTGCTGCCTTTTAACCCAAACGATTTAAAAATTATGTTTAATGTTAGCCCGCACGCAAAACTAGGCATTGTTCCTTGTTTCGGTAACTCAATGGAGCCGACTATTAAAGAAAGTGACTTGGTTGTTTTTTGTGATGACATAAATCAAATAGAGGGCGCTATTTATGTTTGCAAATATGAAAATGAAATATTTATAAAAAGAATAAAAAAACGTCCTACATTGGCGTTAATAAGTGACAATAAGGACTACGAGCCAATAATTATCGAGGAAGAGTTAAATGTCGAAATTTTAGGGCGTGTTGTTGGTTGCTATGCCATAAACTCTAAACGAATTTAAAAGTCCATTGCGAAGTATATAAAGGGTTAACGTTTGAGGATTATGGGATAAAGTAAGGGTGTTTTGGTAGCCACAAAGGGGCATAAAATGACAGAAAAAGAATTTAAAAACAAATATAACGAGTTGGTTAAAAATGGCTATTTTTTTATAAATCATAGAGCTACAGCCAACTCTCTTGATTTTAACAGCCTTTGTGCCAAATTTAATCTACCCATAATCAAAGTTACAAAAATTGGGAAATTTTATCATAACGAATATTGTGATATGTATATGTTTTATTCTGAGGATAGGCTTAGCTATTATGATGCAGAAAAAATTATGGATGAAAAATTTGGTTAACGGCGCAAAAACGAAATTACAGGGGTGAGGGAGTAAAAGAATAAAACAACAAATGATATTAACATAAAAATAAAGTTTTATAAGGGGCTAGTATTCGACGATCAGGGCATAAGATAGCCCTCGCGTAGTCGGTAGCTACTCCATAAATTCAAAGAGATTTTAGGGAAGAGGACAAAATGGTAGATCAAGG